TTGCCGTTCAAGGAGACGGCCTCTTCGACGGGCACGCCGTGCGGGAGGTGGACGTGCCGCGAATCGATCGTGCAGCACGCGCGAATGATCATATCGCTCGGCAAGATTTGTTCGATGTTGAACATAGGATTACTCCACCAGCAGGGGGTTGGCGTCCACACTCCCGGTCAGCATTGCGGTCACCCGCTCTTCCACGTCCGCCCGCCGCTCCCCGGGATCGTTCGCCATGTAGGCATCCACTTCGCGCTCGACGATGTCCTCGGCAATCGGCACGTCGGGGATCGGCTCTGCCTCGGGGGGCGTGTAGTCCACCGCACCCGAACACTTGAAGCCCTTCTCCCGGCAGACGCGGAGCACATCGTGGCGGTCGGAGACCCACGCCGTGGGATCGCCGGGGAAGCTGGCCAGCCCAGACAGGTAGGTCTTACCCGTCGTGTTCACCCCCGCGGCCTCGGCACGGGCCTTGTAGTAGTCCCCCAGCCCCGGCGTCTTCTCGAACTGGTTGCCGTTGCACCGGCCCTGGTTGAACTCGCGGTCGGTGCGCGTCCCCGGGAAGTCCTGCGTTGCCAGCATCTCACTGATGTTATGGCTTTCCCCCGCCTCGCGCATCATCTCGTAGCGTTCCTGGACGTGCGGCAGGGGACTCACGACGGGATAACACACGCTTCACCTCACAAGATTGCGGGCTGCGGCCCTGGCGCCTGTTCCTCACCCGGCGGGGCCGAAGAGTCGCCCGGGGAACCGGGAGCGCCTGCCGGCGCCGGCGGCATCATGGGCATCGACTGCATCAAATATCTCGCTGGGTTTAAATCGCGAGCCTTGGCCCAGTCGGCGATGAGATTGTTCAAGGGATTCATATCCATCGTCATCTGCGCATACGCCTGGAACACCGGCAGCAAAATCTGCATGCCCTCGTTCATGTTCGCGACTTCGGTGTCCTTGTTCGGCTTGCGCATCGAACCCGCCTCGATCCGGTAGTCGAGCTGGCGGGTGATCTCGTTCAAGTCCTGGCTCGCGACATACGTGTCCCACATCTGCGCGCCCAGGTCGCCCAGGACGGGCTGGATGTCGGCGGCCGTCAGGTGGTAGCGGGCGCAGAGCGCCTCGTTGCGCGCCACATCGCTCATCCACTCCTCGACCTGCTTGGCCATGTCGTCGGGGCGGACGCTCATATTCTGATTGCGGATCTGGGCCTCCTGCGCGCTGCGGATCTGCGTCGGCCCCTGCGCCCCGTACATGAGTTCATTGAGGCCCACGCGCTTGTCGAAGTTCTCCTCGACCGCCGCGATCACCTGCCAGATGTCCTTGTTCACCTCGGGGTGCTGCAAGAACTGGATCAGCTCGTTCACCGCCTTGTGGTCGGCCTCCAGGTCCAAAAGGGTCAGGTCGCGGCCCTCCAGGATCGCCGTCTTGATCTCCTCGCCGGCCTCTTTCTTAATCGCAATGAAATCACGTGTCGTGTTCCTCATCTTTCCCGCGAGGAACGAGTAGGCCCAGTTGAGGAATTTCAACTCGCCGATCCCCGCGCGCAGATGGCTCATCGGCCAGGGGCAGTTGGGGACCGGGTGGAAGTCGAGCGGGACCACCGGCCAGCCGCCGTGCGCCCAGAACGGCGTGGGCCACGCCAGGCGGTCGAGGATCTCCTGCGTGACGGCCGGGTCGCCGCCGAAGCCCGCCCGCTGCTGGAGGTCCGGGGGGAGGTTCAAGGGGAAGGGGACGTCCTTGGCGACCACCAGGTACACGTAGTCGCCGAACATCTCCAGCGGGCCGCGGAACCGCTTGTTGATCCCCGAGAGGCGTCCGCCCACACCCATCTTCGAGTAAATCTTCCAGTACGTGAGCAGATCATTCGTGAGCCCACGCTTGCGGTCGTAGAGGCTGTCGCTGTCGTGCACCACCTCGGCCTGCACCGCCTGGCTCTCCAGGTTCCCCTTCAAGGTGCCCGGGGTGATCCCGTAGTCGCGCTCGACCTGCCAGGTCGGGTGGACGCAGCGGCGCGCGACCCACGTGGCGTGCGCCAGGCTGTCGGCGTCGGGGTCGATGAACAGCGCATCGGTCGTGTCGTAGCTCGACTGGACCACGCGGAACGCGGTCCCCGGCGGCGTGACCAGCTCGGTCCAGACGCAGCCCCGGCCCTTGACGAGCGCCTCCTCGATCGAGCGCCGCGAGACGTTCACCAGGTCGTTTTCGAGCGGCAGCCAGTTCAGGTATTTTTCCAGGATCATGGCGCGAATCGTATCGACTTCGAGCACGATGATCTGCTGTTGATAGATCGCCTGCGCCAGGTAGGGGTCGGGGAAGTATTCCAGCGGCGGGTCGATCGGCGTGCGGGGGACGACCGTGCGGACGGGGTTCTGGTAGTAGAGACTCGGCCCGAACAGCGTCACCAGCTCAAATGCCTTGTTCACCGACATCTTGAAAGTCGGGTCAGGCAAGATTTCCATCGAGGTAAGCCCGACGTGACCCCCCATCAACTGGTCCCAGTTCCTGGGGCCGTTGTAGAAACCCATGCACTCGTCGGCATCTTCCTGGAAGACTTTCCGCTTATGCGCACGGGCATGCTCAATCTTGGTCTGCCAGTGATTGCAGACCGCCTTGAACACGGGGTCAGCGTCGGCATAACTGTCCATGAAATCCATCCAGAAAACTCACCACAGAGCCACAGAGAACACAGAGAAACATCACCCTGTCATACGATCAGATCCATCGCATAACGTCCGCTGTGGGTTTAGCTCCCAGCGCGGGCCATGAAGCGCCGGGCTCTTCCTCTGTGCTCTCTGTGACTCTGTGGTGGGTCCCGTTTTCAGGCACCTTCGAGGCCCTTGAGCGCGGCGAACACCTTCTCGCCGTACGGCGAGGTGCCCGGAGGCGCGGCGTTCAAGCTCCACTGGAGCTGGTGGGCCACCGCCGCGATCGTGGCACGGAGCCGCTTCTCGCCCTCGGCGATGTCACCGCTTTCCACCAGCGGCGTCAGGTCGAACGTCGGGTCGGTGATGACCCGCGTCACGTGCGGGATGTACTCGGCGGGGGCCTTGTGCTTCGCGAAGGTCTCTTCGAGACCGTGCGTCACCGCCACGTCCACCTTGTGCTTCGGAGCTTCAAAAGCCGACATGTTCAAAACACCTCAAGTCACTTCGACTCGGCCGACTTCACTCCGAGTGGAGCCGGCTTCGCCGCGGAAGGAGAACCAACAGGGACCGTCTGGAACGCGGTGTACTCCCAGCACCCCGCGTCCGACTGGATCTTCGCGAGTTCGGGGTCGCCCTTGTGGCGGACCCCGTCGCGCGTGATCCCCACCTTGCTCTCGGTGGGGATGATGAAGACCGACACGGCCCGCTGCCCGACCCGCGTCACGATCGCGGGCGCCGGGACCTCGGCCGTCGGATTGTGCCGCCACAGGACCATCTGGCCCAGGTGGACGACCGGCATCTCGTACAGGGAAGGGACGGATGAAGACATCACCGCCTCAAATCGGGGAATCAGGGAAACCGAGAATCCGACGCAAAATAAAAGGACGACCATCGTCCAGGAGAAGCCGAGTTCCCACTCGCGGGCGGACGTCGCCAGGCGGAAGATCACGCCCGCAGGTGGGGCAGGTCCCCCCTCCTCCTCCTCGTCCACCGCGAAAATCTCGGCCGCCTTCTCGTGCGGGGGGTCCGTCCGCCACCGCCGCGAGCTGGTGGAAGGATCGGGCCACCAGCGCGATGGCTCCGCAGACGACGATGAGGGACCACGCCGCGTAGGCGGAGTCCCATCCGGGCAGAAGGGTGCCAGGGGCATACATGGGTGACCTCCTGCACGAAGCCTAGGTCATGAGTACGTACCCCACAAATTTCAGTAAAGGCGGATCGATTCGTCGGTTTCGCCGCGGGACCGCGCCCGCAGCCGCTTGGCGTCGAGCGCCTTCTGCGTGTACCCCCGCTGCGGCTTCCCCGCCGGCCGCGTGTTGTACTTCAGCCGGGCCTGCGCCAGGTAGCGGAGGCAATCGACGAGGTGATCATTGTGCTTGATCACATCGTCGGTCACGAGCCCGTCGGGTAATCGCTTGTAGCTGTAAATCTCCATCTCCCAGCAGAGCTTCTCGCACTTCGATCGCAGCACCATCCATTTCGGCCGCCCGTCGTCCCCCAGGTGGAGATTGCCGCGCACCGCCTCGATCCCCGCCTTGACGTCGTCGCCGCCCGAGGCCGTGCTCCAGAGGAAGCCCGTCGGCTGCCCGGGACGGCCGAAGATCCCGGCCCTTACGAACGCGCGCCGGTACTGCTCCTCGTGCGTCACCCCCGACCCGATCTCGGTGATCCGCCCGGCGCGCATGTCGATCACCCAGCCGCTGATCACCTGGTCGGCCACCTTGCGCCGCACCTCCTCGGCCACGATCGCCGCATTGGCCCGCCGGATGTACAGCTCGTCATAGAGGTAAACCTTTCCCCCGTGCTGGGGATCGCCGGGCGGGGGAAACGCCGCGAACAAGACGGCGCAGACCTGGCGACCGGGATCGACCGCCGCGTACCGGGTCCAGTCCGCGGGAATCGGGAACGGGTCCACCCCGTGCGGCCCCCGCGGCAAAAACTCGCCGTACACCCGCGTCCCCAACAGCGCGAAGTGCCCGAGCACCCGCACCCGGTACTCCTCCTCGTTCGTGGCAAACTTCTTCACGAAGGCCGCCTTGGCGTGCTCCGACATGAACTCGTTGTCAAGCATCCCGAACCGGTACACCTCGATCGACTTCTGCTCCTCCTGCTCCTCCTCCTCCGCCCGCCGGCACAGCTCGTAGAGCTGCACCGTCCCGGCCTGCGGCGTCGCACTCCAGACGAACTTCCCCGACTTCACCTTGCCCGTCTTGCGGTTCTTCTTCCGCCGATCCAGCAAACGCGCACTCATCTCCGGATACCACTTGGGATGCTCGATCTCCTCGTCAAACGTGACCATATCGACATCCCACCCCTGCGGGGGAATCCCCAGGCTGCTGAAGAAGTGGAGCTGCCAGCCGTTGTAGAGCGTGATCGTCTTGGGGAGTTCCTCCTTCTTGTTCTCCCAACTGATCTTCCGGAAATCATAGAAGCGCGGACTGATCAAGGGCGGTGCCGGCCGCGAGTCCTCCTCACGCTCGGCGTCCGCCGGGTCGTTGGGGCGGTACACCCGCCACCGCCCGGTCTGGAGGTCGCGGATGATCTGGAACGCCCCGGGCTTGAACAATTTCACATAAAAGACTTTTGAACAGTGCGTCAGGTCTTTCCCCACCAGGACGATCCGCCCGTCCTTCTTGGGGTACTTGTCGTGCGGGTCCTGGCCCGTGGCGGCGCGGGCAATCTCGACGCAGGAACACGTGGTCTTGCCGCCGCGGTTGCCGCCGATCGCGATCCGCTCGTCGGCCCCCGAGGCGAAGAACCGCTCCTGCTCGGGCATCGGCTCGAAGAGCGAAAGCGCCTCCATCTCGCGTTCGGCGAACTCGGCGAGGATCTCCTGGAGCTGCTCGCGTTCCGAGGGGGAGAGGCTGTCCAGGTCGAGCGGGTCGCGGGGGAGGTCGTCGGGGACCTCGGTTGCCACCGGGAAGTCCGGCAGGTCCGGCGGCACCGGCTCAGGCGGGGGGAGCGGCGGGGGCGTCGGCTTCGGCCCCCACGGGTACGGGCGGGTCTTCTGCCGGGACTTCGTCCGGCGCTCGGGCGGCGGGGGCGGAATCGTGTCCATGTTCGATCTTTTCCAGCAGGGTCCGCGCCGTGGCGAGGAGTTCGGCGTCGGACATCTCCCGCGCCGTCCGCGGCCGGGCCAGCTTCTGCGCCGTGACCTGGACGCAGAGGCGGCTGATCATCTCCAGGATGCGCTGCCGCGTCATCGACCCCGGCCGCGCGCACTGGAACTCCTGCTGGATGTCCATCGCGAACCGGTCCTTACCCCCCCAGCGGTCGATCAGGGCCGCCAGGAGGCCCGCCGAGTCGATCCCCACCCCCTTCGAGCGCACCAGCGCCTTGGCCACGTGCTCGGGCAAGAGGCGGACCTTCACCATCTTCTCATCCGGCCCCGGCACCAGGTGCGCCGGCTTCTTGCGGGGCATGGCGCGACCTCCCGGGATACGTACCTCACACGGCCAGGATGGGCCGCCCCGTGCACGGCCGCAAAGGGGCCGTGGACCAAAC